AGCGTGGGCAATTCCACGCAGGCAATCAAGTTCAATCGCAATGACCTTACACTGGTACTGGGACAAAACTTGGACTTGGGCGGGGATGACACAGGCGCACGTAATGGCACTGGCAAGACCACAATCATCAATGCCCTGAGTTTTGCACTGTACGGGCAAGCACTGACCAACATCCGTAAAGAAAACTTGATCAACAAAACCAACGGCAAGGCCATGTTGGTCACTATTGAGTTTGAAACCAATGGTGTGAGCTACAAGATTGAACGTGGCCGCAAACCCAACATTGTGAAGTTTTACATTGGCGGAGAAGAACAAGAAGTAACAGACGAAAGTCAAGGCGACAGTCGTGAAACCCAAGCCGCCATTGAACGCATGCTGGGTATGAGTCATGACATGTTTCGAAACATTGTTGCCCTCAATACCTACACAGAACCATTCCTTAGTTTGAAAGCCGCAGAACAACGCACAATGATTGAGCAGTTGCTGGGTGTGACACAACTGAGTGAAAAAGCAGAAAATCTCAAAGAACAGCTCAAAGCCAGCAAGGACGGAATTGTCAAAGAAGAATTCCGTATCAAAGCAGTACAGGATGCCAATGAGCGACTGAAAGAACAAGTGTCTAATCTCATACGCAGACAAGGCATGTGGCAAAAGAAAAAAGACGAAGATCTGGGCAAGCTACAATCAGCCTACGACGAACTGGCCAAGATTGATATTGAAGCAGAACTACTGATGCATCAGGATCTAACACGGCATTCACAACTGCTTAAAGATCGTGCTGACATACAAAAACTTGTTGCTCGTTGTGAGCTAGACGAAGCAAAAGAAACCAAGGTAGTAGACAAGCTCAAGGCAGAAATTGCACAGTTAGAAGATCACAAGTGCTATGCTTGTGGACAAGAAATGCATGACGAAAAGCACGAGCAGGTGCTGGCAGACAAACGCAAGAGTCTGCAAGAGGCTGCACTGCAAGCCTTGGCAACAAACGGTCAATGGATTGAGCTCACAGGCGCACTAAAAGAACTAGGCGAGCCTGGCCCTGCACCACGTACCTACTACGACAAAGAGTCCGATGCATTTGAGCATCGTGCAAGTTTGGGCAATATCCTGAGTCAGTTGGTGGCCAAGGATGCAGAAGCTGATCCATATGTGGAACAAATTGCAGAAATGAAAACACAAGCAGAAGAAGATATTGACTATGATGAAATGAACAGACTGGTTAGTCTGCGTGACCATCAAGACTTCTTGCTTAAATTGCTGACATCCAAAGATTCGTTTGTGCGCAAACGCATCATTGATCAGAACTTGGCCTACTTAAACCAACGACTAAGCTACTATCTTGACAAGATTGGCCTGCCGCACACTGTGATTTTTCAAAACGATCTTACGGTAAATATCAGTGAGCTGGGTCGAGAACTAGATTTTGACAATCTAAGTCGTGGCGAACGTAACAGACTTATTCTAAGTCTAAGTTGGTCATTCCGCGATGTGTGGGAAAGTTTATACCAGCCCATCAACCTGTTGTTTATTGACGAAGTGATTGATTCGGGTATGGACTCCAGTGGTGTTGAATCAGCACTGGGTATTCTTAAAAAGATGAGTCGAGAACGTAACAAGAGTATTTGGCTTGTGAGTCACAAGGACGAACTGAGCAGTCGTGTAAACAACATACTGACCGTGGTAAAAGAAAATGGATTCACTTCCTACAACACCGATGTTGACGCAGTTTAACTATGACAACATCCGAGTACTACACATCGAGCCCACTACCACTTGCAATGCGGCTTGCCCTCAGTGTGCCCGAATGAATCCTGAGCAGTATGTTCATGAACAGCATGCTAGTGAACTACGACTCAATCAAGTACAACAACTAGTGCCAGATCAGCTGATACGTCAGCTGGACAAGATGTTCATGTGCGGTAACTTTGGCGACCCAGCGGCAGCAAAAGACACACTACAGATATATCAATACTTTCGTGCAGTCAACTCCAAGATTGTGCTAGGCATGAATACCAATGGCGGCCTGCGTACCAAGTACTGGTGGCAAGAGCTGGCCAACAACATGAAGAACGAACTGGACTATGTGGTGTTCAGCATTGACGGACTAGAAGACACCAATCACATCTACCGTGCTGGCGTACAATGGGACATACTGATGGCCAATGCAGAAGCATACATTGCCTCAGGTGGTACTGCACACTGGGACATGCTGGTGTACGAACACAATCAACATCAAGTTGATGCTTGCCGTGAACTGGCACGTGACATGGGCTTCACACGTTTTCGCACCAAGGTAAGCTCGCGATTCCAGGAACGTCCTGTGGAATGGTTGCGTCCTCCAACTGGGCATACTGCACCGGCCGCAGGCACCACTGTCAGTTGCCATGCATTAAAAGAACAAAGCATTTATATCACAGCAACAGGAGCAGTGCTACCATGTTGCTTTTTTGGCAGTGACATTTTTAGTAAACAACTGCCGTGGGACAATCCTGTACTACGAGAACAAGTGGAATCATTCAACAGTATTATCACCGAACCAGATGCTGTGTGTAAACGACACTGCTCTGTTGGTCAAGACAAAACTGCATTTCAAGAACAATGGAAGTCTGAGGAGGCTTTGTGTTAGCAACATGGCACTGGCACATTGAGATATCAAGCAAGTGTACTCTACGCTGTCCTAGATGCAGTAGACAAGAAGTACCAGATGGGCTGGTCAACACAGAACTGGACCTGGCATTCTTTCAACGAAACTTTACTCCTGATTTTATAAGAGAAAACGTGCGTAAGATTACATTTTGCGGAGACGATGGTGATCCAATATATGCACATGAGCTGGTGTCAGTAATTGAATACGTCAAGAGTATTTACCCTGTGCAAATTGTTATTGTGACCAACGGCAGCTATCGCAATGCACTGTGGTGGCAGGGTCTAGGACGGTTCCTAGGGGCACAAGATCAAGTGCATTTCAGCATTGACGGCTATGATAATGCCAGTAATAACATCTACAGGGTCAATAGTGATTGGGAGAGCATCATGCGCGGTATACGTGCATTGAGAAGCACAAGTCCCGTAAACATTACCTGGGCCGCTATTGCATTTGAATTCAATCAAGATCATGTTGATGTCATGCGTGAGCAAGCACGTGAATTAGAAATGGATCAATTCCAGCTTACTCGCAGTACCAAATTTGCCAAAGTATATCCAATATACGGTCCTAGCGATGCGCTACAGCCTAGAGATCAACTCATCAGCTCTAGCATGCGATTTGAAAGAGATATAGATAATCTAAGCGGACGAGTGCTTAGAGACACCCCATTTGCAAAACAGCACTATGCACAAGCGCAACAAAACTACACCGGAGACATCCTACCACTGTGTGCAGTGGGCAACAAAGGATTGTTTATCAACAGTCAAGGCGACTTCTTTCCGTGTTGTTGGGTAGCCAACCGCTATGGACACAACACAGAGTGGCTAGATAGAGGTCGTGCATACAACCTTAAACATAGTACACTAGAGAGTGTGCTAGCTGATAACTTTTGGAAAAACGAATTCCAACAGTTCAAGTGGCTGGAGTGTACAACCAAATGCAATCAAAAATTTGTGGATGAAAACTATGCGACCTCGTGGTGACAAAATAACTTTTGAATTCAAGTTTAATCCACAGCCAGGAGTAACATGGCCCAGGATTTTTATTCTCGTGAACAACTATCAAATTAATACATTTGAAATTAATAGCAAAGACACCAGTGCTAGTGTTACTGTGGACTTTGCCCAAGTCCCCAACAACATCAGTATTGGTTACTTTAACAAATACGAATCAGAAACTGTGCTAGAAGACGGAAAGATTGTGCGTGATCAAAGTTTGGAATTACTCAGCGTACACGCTGATGATATTCTACTGGAGTCTTGGTTCTGGACTGATCACTACTACTATCCCAGTTACTTTCAAGGATACCTTAGGAGCAATCCTGATGCGCCTAAAGAACAACGTAGTCAGCTGGTATGGCACTTTCCTGGCAGGTACATGATCATGAACTTGCCCAACAGTCAAGACTTTTGGTCGTGGTATCAAGAACAACGCACTCAGCGTGTGCTCAGTACCTTGGTTGACCCCACAGGACAGATACGAGATAACCATCGCAGTATCAGCGACGAAGATTTACAATTAATTAAAGAAATAAAACAAACTCTTGATGTATAAACGTGTGGCCATTGTAACTTTCCCAAGCCAAGAGCTTGAACGACCACCTGCCGCACCTGCTGTGCTAGGCGGACTATGTCGTCACATGGGTATTGATTACACGGTGTTTGATATCAATCTACAACTGGCAAAGAAGCTGACAGCAGAAGAATTTGCAGAAGCCAGTGACTACTGGCGCACAGCACATGACAGGCTGTTGCCACAGCGAGTGTTTGAAGAGTTTGACATCACTATAGACAACATCATTGCCAGCGGCTATGACTGTGTGGCAGTGAGTGTGTTTTCAAAGTTTAGTACTCGTGCGGCTAGATTGTTCTGTGAACGTTTCCGACCAATGAGTCAAGTGATGTTGGTAGCGGGTGGGCAAGGACTCACTACTCCGTACGGCACCAAACGCTTTGGCGACTGGTTGCGTGAACAGAGTCTAGTGGATCATGTGGGCTGGGGTGATGGCGAGATCATGTGGCAGCAATGGATGCAAGGCAACTTTGATGTAGACGGAACAGATGATCGGCCTACTGTGCAAATTGATGACATTGAATCTTTGCCTCCTGCAGACTTCAGCAAGCTAGATCCGTGGAAATACTTTTACAATCAAACAGCAGGCATTTACTTGACTGCTTCTCGAGGCTGTGTGCGCCGTTGTACATTTTGTGATGTGCCACATCGCTGGCCCAAGTACAAATATCGTACAGGTGAGAGCATGGCCAATGAAATGTTACAGCACTGGAAAGAAACAAAAGTACAACTGTTTCAGTTTACCGACAGCGTTATCAACGGTAACCTCAAAGAGTTTTATTCTCTTAATATAAACATTGCTAGACTGTCACAAGAAAATCCAGAGTTCAAGCCCACATGGCTGAGCCAATTTAACATACGCAAGGCCAAAGACATGCCAGAAACAATGTACGCTGCCATGGCAGCAGGTGGCAGTCGTATGTTGATCACTGGAGTTGAACATGCCAGCTGGGCTGTAAGACAGCACATGGGCAAAGAGTTTGACAACGATGATTTAGATCATCACATTCGCATGTGTGCTCGCTACGGCATACAAAACGTATTTTTAATGTTCATAGGCTACCCAACAGAAACAATGTCTGATCATAAAGAACAGCTACAATTCTTGAAACGCTATCAAAAGTACATGCAAGCAGGTACCATAGCACTCATACGCTGGGGATACACAGGCAGTATAGATCGCGGCAGTAGACTGGAACTCAGCAATCTAGGACTTGAGCTGGTGCCTGAATGGCCTGATTTGAACTTGAGCCATTTGGAAGACCAAGATCAAGACTGGGTGTATGGACGCAACTGGATCAACCTAAATAACCCAACATTAACACTAAAAGAACGCTTGCGGCGCCGTTTAGAGGTGCATGAGCTTAGTGCTAGACTAAACTATCCCATCACCAAAGGCACAGAAGAACTCAAGATATTGAAGATCATTGCGGAGCAGATTATAGGCCAAGACCGCACTAAACCTCTAGTAAAACTGGCACAAATTGACACAGAACACTGATATTTTAACCCCACTGACGCACGAGATAATTATGTTTACGTATTATGACATGGACTTTTCAAGGCAAAACAGTAGAGGAACTGCCCGATGACTGCATTGGGTTTGTCTACATGATCACTAATACTATCTCTGGCCGCAAGTACATAGGTAAAAAACTAGCAAAATTTTCTAAGACCACACTTAAAACAGTAAAGCTAAAAAACGGCACCAAAAAGAAAAAGAAAATCCGCTCCAAGATCGACAGTGATTGGCGCACCTATTATGGCTCAAGCCCGGAACTAACAAAAGATGTTGTTGCTCTGGGCACAGAAAACTTCACCAGAGAAATCCTCTTTATTTGTAAATCCAAAGCAGAATGCTCATACATCGAAGCCCGAGAACAATTCACACGCAAAGTGCTAGAATCAACAGACTACTATAACGGACACATTCAAGTTCGTGTACATGGCTCACACATAATCAACAAACTCTGACACTCAGTCTAGCAAGTTAACAGTATTGGCTCGCACCGGCCTAACTCGGGTGTCCTAAACCTGGATCTCGGATCACAGGGACGGAATTCTCTGCGCTGTACAGAGTACTCAATCACTACCCGAAAGGATGTTGACTGGTTAAATGCCCCAGTTTGATTGTTTGAACAAAATGTTAAGGCTGAAAAGACGTGCAAGCGATTGCACACGTTTAGTGTATGTGTTAGCGTATGTATACTAAATCGCCGTTGTTATAAAGACGCAACTCGAGGTACCGGACAACCGCCTCTGTAATTGTTGTAACGCTAAGTGCTGTCAGAACTCAGATGAAGCTTTCTTTGCCCTGTGCGGGCAAAGTGTGACCATAGAATCTAGATGAAACTTACTATCGCTTCGCTCTCGTTTATATTAGTAGAAGAAAAATCATTGCTGAGCGCATAGCGAAAGCAATAGACTTACGCAGTAAGTCTTGAATGGGTTAGAACATTGGCATGCCTGACTTCTTGGTGTTCTCCAAGTTGTCTTTGATAATTTCTGAAATGATTTCGCGTTCTTCTCGACTGAGTATCATTGCGTCTTCATATGATAAACCTCCACGCATCCACCAACTAAAACGCAACGCTTCTTCTCTAATGGCTCGTGACTCTTTCTCGTAACCCTCGATCATACGAGAAATTGCGTCATTGTCTAATGTCAGGAGCCGGTTGCGAAAAAACTTGCGTAGTCAAATGTGATTGTGATAGTGAATGGCTTTTTGCATTCCATGCAACTGACAGGCACAGGTTTGACGTTGGCTTCCATGGCCATTTCAGTTAGTCGTGTTTGAATCAGTCGCACAATCTTGCTGTCTGTTTGTTCAAAGAATTCACGGATAAATGCTTCGTCGGTCACTTCCTGATCTTCTACTGTGATTGAAGTAGTACTGGATACTAGGCCGTCGATGTTCAGCTGATTTAGTTTGGTCATGCTTTCATTGAACATTTTGGTTTTTAGTTCAGGGTCTGAATCATCTGTAACAATGCTCATGATGCGCTGTTCTTCAAAGCGCAGTTGATTATTTTGATTCACTGCAAAATATCTTTGTGGTTTCAACACAATTTTTAGATCATTGCTTTCCACAGGAATATCAAAGTCCGGGCATTTCATTCCGTCACTTACTGTGCGCAAGTCAATTGCATAATCATTGCTTTCATTGCAGTGCGGGCATTGTCCGCCAAAATCCATGCGGTGTCCGTAGCTGGCGATGCGAATAGCAATCAGCACAGGGTCCACATCAATGCTAGGCATGTCCCATGCATTTTTAATGTTTGGGCAACAGCTTTGTATAACACCCACAACACCAGATCCATTCAACAACGCATCAGGAGTGCGAAGCAAGATTTCGTCTTTTGTGGTCATTGGGTAGACAGGAATCTCCATATTTTCAGGCATGTCCAGTGAACCTTCTGGCCACCAGCGCCCAAGACTTGGTAGTGCAAGATAAATTGCGGGTTGTCTAAAATGTTTTGCTAGCGGATTTGATGCAGGTGCTTTGACGGATTTAGTGTCCATATATTGATCCTATAAATATAATTGAGTACATGTGTATTTAACCGTAAAGAAATAACCCAAGAGAAAAAATATGGCCGCAGAAGGAATGACACCCGAACAAGAAATGATGATGAAAGCTCTATTTGAGGCTTTTGGAAAACTTCGTGGTGAGACAGACGCAACTACCAAGAAAATCAAAGAAATTGGTGATGCTGGATTAACTGCGGCTGAGCTAGACATTGAGTTGCGCAAACTCAGCACAGATCTAAAACAAAAAACCAAGCCAGAATTTGGTTCATTCTTCAAAGAACTGGCCACAGGCAAAAGCACCTTCAAGAGCATGCAGGCTGATATTGATCGACTGTCAGAAGCCGCAAAACATGCAACCAGTGAATTTGATAAAGCGGCATTAGAAACCAAACGAGACGAATTACAAGCACAAGAAGCTAGAAATCAAGCACGTGCATCAGTGACAACTGGTGCAGTAGAAATGAGTAAGACTCTGGCCAGCGGTGCCACCAAAGCCGTTGGCGGACTAATCAAAGGATTACAATCCAATGCATCTGGAACAGAGCTAGCATCTGGGTTGATGAATGCCAGTATAGATGTTGCTGCCGGTGCAGGTAAAGCACTTGGTGGCGTCATGTCTGGTGTAGGTGGTGCGTTATCGGCGTTACCTGGGCCAGCCAAGTTTGTTGGAATAGGACTTCAGGTATTGGGCACTGTAACTGGTGCCGCATCTGACGCCATGGGCAAGCTGGCCAAATTTGGCGTTGAAGTACTGAGCAAAGAAGTAGAAAAAACAGTTGGCGCATTCAATGCTATGAGTGCCAGCGGCGCAATATTTGCCGACGGTATGACTGGTATGCGAAATGCGGCATCAGGAGCAGGACTCACGATTGAACAGTTTTCAAAAGTAGTTAGTGCAAATAGTGAACTAATTGGTTCGTCAGGGCTTGGTGTTGTAGAAGGTGCTAAACAGATTGGTAGAGTTGGGCAACAGCTTAAAAACAGTGGTGTGCAAGATCAGTTATTGAAACTAGGGTATAGTTTTGAAGAACAGGCAGCACTCACAGCAGAAACCATGGCCAACATGCGTAAAGCAGGCGGTGGTAAACTAGACGACAAAAAAGTAGCAGAACAAACAGCCAAGTATGCAGAAAATCTAAGACTCATTAGTTCTATTACTGGTGAGGATGCTAAAAAGAAAATGGCTGCAATACAGCAGGAAAATGCTGTGCTTGCATTCCAACAAAAAGTAGCTGGCATGAGTCAAGAGCAACGTGCTCAACTTGACGCGGCCATGGCAACTATGACAGATCAGGAAAAGAAAAATTTCCGCGACCGCATGGTGTTTGGTGAAGTTATCAATAAAGAAGGTGCAATCTATGAAGCAACCATTGATGGAGCAAGAGCTAAAGGCGAGGCAGCATTCAAACTAGCTGAACAAGGTAACCTCACAGCAACATCAAATGCAGATCTTAATCAACAGTACGGTGAACAAATCAAACAAAGTATTCTAGGTCAACAAGCACTGGGTGTTGCTGCCTACTCAGGCGCAGAGTCTGTTAAAGGTGCCGCGCAAGCAATGGCTGACGCATTGACACAAGCAAACACCTACACAGCAGAAGGTGTAGAAGCCGCAAAGAAAAATACAGAAGCCGCAAAAACTACGTCAGACGCACTGACAAACAGTGTGATCGGTGCCGAAAAAGCCGCACAAGATTTGAAACTTGCACTGCAAGATCTGCTAACGCCAGCCATTGCAAAGTTTGCTGAAGTAAGCAAAGCAATGCTTGAAAGTGTAAGAACTGCAATCAATGAACTTGGATTAGGAGCAGGTAGCAAACAAGCTGGTAAATCTCAAATTGACCAGCAAGACGACGAAAACTGGAAGAAGATGAAATGGTACCAGAAAGCAGAGTCTGGTGCCGCCCGGGGTATTGAAAAAGCTGGAGCAGTAACTGATACATTAACTGGTGGGTTGATGAGTGGTCTGCTACAAGCTATGACTGGTAAAACAGTTGACGATGTAAGAAAAGAGCGGGTTGATGCAGAAACTGCATATTTTAAGAAAAACGGATATGCACGTGGTGGTATAGCATCAGGTCCTGAAAGTGGCTATGCAGTGGCATTGCACGGAGAGGAAGCAGTTATTCCTACTGTGGGCGGCAAGGTACCATTGGACGTTAGTATACCTAGCATTGACCCAATGGCATTGGCAGAAGCACAAAAAAATACAATTACAGAAACATTGAACTCAGGCTTTGGTAGCATGGGTTCAACAATGACATCTAGTTTGAGTAAAACGTTTGACATGGTCAAACCAACACCCGGCGAAGGTAAGGGCAATACAAATACTGGCAGCTTTGACAAAATGTTTGCAGCCATGAGACAGCCAGTTAACTTTGAAGCCACTGATTTTGGCAGCAAGTTGTTTGATGACTTCCAAGTTGGATCCAAGCTAACAACCAGCACAATGCTGGCAGACCTCGACAAAACAAGAAGCTTGAATCAATCAAACTTTGATGAACAGTTTGCTCAAACTAGATCATTGTTTGGTCAGCAGTTAGACAACAATAGCAAACTAGTAAACGTACAACTAGACAGCCTGAGCAAGCAAGACATGGCCCGCATGGAATCGTTGCAGGTAGAACGGTTGGCTCGCAAGAGCATGACAGACGAACAGTTTGCAGACTGGAAGCGCAAGACAGCAGAAAAAGCTAGTACTGCAAAAACTAAAGGCAGTGATAAAAAAGACGAGCCAAACTTTTTAGAAAAGATGGGACTAAACAGTGGCACAGCAGTGGGCGCGGCCATTGGCACAATGTTACTTCCAGGACTTGGTACCATACTTGGCGGGGGTATTGGCACACTGGTTGAAAATGTCACAGCCAAAGACAACAAAGAAAAAGGTGTGTTAGGCGGACTAGTAGACTCAGCCAAAAGCTTCTTTAACATTGGTAACACTCAACCTGTTACAGGCAAGCAGTCAGAAACATTTACCATCAACGGCAAGCCTGCAAGCAAGGAACAGTTTGACAAGTACATGAAAGACAATCCTGAACTTGCACAGCTGATGGGCAAGGCACAGGGACTCAACAAAGACAATGCAGGCAAAGATCCTGTGAGTGGTGCAATGGACAGCATCAAGAATGCGTTCTCTGACAAAGGCATCATTGGAGACTTTGCTAGTAAAAACAAAGATCTACTGACCGGCGCAGGCGCTGGCTTTATGGTAGGCGGCCCAATGGGTGCAGTGGTAGGCGGCCTTGCAGGGCAAGTGGCAGCAATGACAGATGCAATGAAACCAGTTGCTCCTAAAAAAGAAGAAGCCAAATCAGACGATACCAAACTTGCCAAGCAGGATAAGCCTCGAGCAGAAGCAAGCCCAGAAATGAAAACACTAACAGACAACATGAGCCAGCTGGTGATGATCAGCCAAAAGCAAATAGAACAACAACGTGAAATGATTGACACACTGGGCAGACATAAAGACATTGCTGAACGTCATTATCAATCGAGTTTGTAATCTAGGGTTAAATATAACACACTAGGGAATCCCAATAATGTCATGGAAAAAATACTTTAAGGCGCCAACGCCGGCCAGCAACTTCAGTCCAATATCTGGAAGAGAACAGCCAGTCAACCCCGATTTTAGAAATTACCAAAGCCAATTGCCTGAAGTATACATTGGGCACCCAAATCGTGTAGAACGCTACAATCAGTACGAACAAATGGATATGGACAGTGAGGTCAATGCCGCACTGGACATTCTTGCGGAATTTTGTTCACAGCCAAATGAAGACAATGGCACACCATTTGACATCAGTTTCAAGGAACAACCTACTGATAACGAAATCAAAATCATCAAAGAGCAGTTACAGCAGTGGGTGAGTCTAAACGAATTCAACAAGCGCATGTTCAAAATTGTGCGCAACACACTAAAGTACGGCGACCAAATTTTCCTGCGTGATCCAGAAACATTCAAACTGTTCTGGGTAGAAATGACCAAAGTTACCAAAGTTATTGTAAACGAAGCAGAAGGCAAAGAGCCCGAACAGTACCTGCTTAAAGATCTAAACATCAACTTTCAAAATTTGACAGTGACCGCAGTTGCAGCCAGTGACACATATACAAATCACCCACAAATGGGTGGCGCACAAGGCAGTTATGTGCAGTCTAACACACCATTTGCAGGTGGCAGTCGTTTTGCTCATGCCAAAAATGAAAGTGCAATTGAAGCACAGCACATACTACACCTAAGCCTAACTGAAGGACTAGATGTATACTGGCCGTTTGGTATCAGTGTACTAGAAAACATTTTCAAAGTGTTCAAGCAAAAAGAACTGCTGGAAGACGCTATCATTATCTATCGTGTGCAACGTGCGCCAGAGCGTAGAATTTTCAAGATTGACGTGGGCAACATGCCAAGTCACATGGCCATGGCGTTTGTGGAACGTATCAAGAACGAAGTGCATCAGCGCCGTATACCCACACAAACAGGTGGTGGCACAAACATGATGGATGCCACATATAACCCACTCAGCACCAACGAAGACTACTTTTTTCCTACCACAGCAGACGGTCGTGGATCTTCTGTAGAAACACTAGCAGGCGGTACTAACCTAGGTGAAATCACAGACCTGCGATTCTTTACCAACAAGCTGTTCCGTGGCCTGCGCATACCGTCCAGCTACTTACCCACAGGACTAGATGACGGTACAGCCAGCTTTACTGACGGTAAAGTAGGCACAGCACTAATACAAGAATGGCGTTTCAACCAGTACTGCAAGCGACTGCAAGCGGCAATGGCACACAAGCTAGACGAAGAATTCAAGCTGTTTATGAAGTGGCGCGGTGTCAACATTGACGGACAGTTGTTTGATTTGATCTTTACTGAACCGCAAAACTTTGCACAGTATCGTCAGGCAGACGTGGACACTGCACGTATCGCTACATTTACACAGCTAGAAGCACTGCCATACTTTAGCAAACGCTTCTTGCTCACACGCTATCTAGGCCTCACAGAAGCTGAAATGGCAGAAAACGATCGTATGTGGGCAGAAGAACACGGCGAAGCAGAAAGCGCAGTGTCACAGGAAGGTGGCAGTGCATTGCGTAGCGTGGGTATCACACCTGGTGGTATCAGCGCAGACATTGAAAGCCTAGCACCGCCGCCCGAAGGCGGAGAAGCTGGCATGCCACCACCCGGGGCAGAAGGAGCACCACCTGTTGGAGGAGCACCGCCTGCCACACCAGGAACTGCCAGCCCAGTGGGCAGTGCCTAAATTGTACATTTTGGGTAAATAACAATATGTATATAACAGAATTTTGGGCACAAGACCCTGCAGGCTACAGAGACGAAAAACAAGACAATTCGCCTCTTAAAATCTCTGACCTGCGCAAAACTAGACTCACACTTGGCCAGTTGAATCGTTTACGTATGATGAATGATGTACGTAAATTTGAGCACGACGGCAAGATGGAAGATCTTAAAAAACAATACTCTGCACCAGCTGCCGGCGAAGGCGCACCGGCCAGTCTCTAATTATCTTACAAAATTCTTCAAAAAACACCTATATTAGGTAGTTTTCTGCGCAGTTATGTAAATATCTTACAAGCTATATTACAAAGGAGTTCTCCAATGAACAAATACGAACAACTCATTGAATACATCATCAATGATGAACAAGACAAGGCGAAAGCCTTATTCCACACCATCGTGGTTGAAAAGAGCCGCGACATCTATGAGAACATTATGGATGAGGAAAACTATGAAGAAGGCGTTGGCGGTAACCAGGTACATGGTTTAGCTGACGAAGTCATGGCCGATGAAGAAGGCATGCATGAAGCTGAAGCTGATGACGAAATGTCTGATGAAATGGGCGGCGAAGAAGAAATGGGCGGAGATGACATGGGCATGGGCGACGAAATGGGCGGCGAAGAAGCTCCTATTGAAGATCGCGTGATGGACCTGGAAGCCGCAATGGACGAATTGAAAGCTGAGTTTGACGCACTAATGAGCGACGAGCAAGGCGAAGAAGGCCATGACGACATGGGCATGGGCGACGAAATGGGCGGAGATGACATGGGCGGCGAAGAAGAAGTCGAAGGCATGTACATGGAAGCTGAAGAAGACAAAGACGAAGACGAAGAAGACGACGAAGAAGAAGTTGCTGAGTCTCGTCGTACCAAGTCTGAAGCTGAACGCATTCGTGAATACGTAGAAAAAGTATCTGGTGGCGCTGACAAAACTGAAGGCGGCGAAGTTGGTAAAGGTGGAACTACACCAATCAACAAGCAAAGCATTATTGCCAAGAAAAACGACATGGGCGGTACAACTGCCAACATCGTTAAAGGTGGCAGTGAGCAAAACCCAGACGGCAAACAATACAAAGCACCAAGCAATGTGTATACAAAAGGTCAAGGCACACTAAAAGGTGCTGAGCGCAATGTAAACCAGCCAGGTGGCAACAAAGGTGCTCAAGACTATTACAACACAAAAGCAACTGCTAAAAAGCCAGAAGGTAGCACAACTGATGGTTCTGTGTCTGTAGATAAGCAAAGCATTCTTAAGAAAATTAAGTAATTAGGGCACTTATAATATGGCTTCGTACCTAAGAGAGAATCTTACATTTGATGCGGCCCGTATGGAGCTTCTAACAGAAGAAACCAACGACGGCAAAGGCGGTAAGAATCTCTATATGAAAGGGGTATTCATCGAAGGTGGCTTGAAAAACGCCAACCAACGTGTTTACCCTATTCACGAAATATCAAAAGCCGTAAGCACCATCAATGAGCAGATCAAAGGTGGCTATTCCGTATTGGGTGAAGTAGATCACCCAGATGACTTGAAAATTAACCTTGACAGAGTTAGCCACATGATCACTGACATGTGGATGGACGGTCATTGTGGTTACGGAAAATTAAAAGTGTTACCGACTCCAATGGGTAACCTGGTTAAAACCATGTTGGAAAGCGGAGTCAAACTAGGTGTGAGCAGTCGCGGATCAGGTAATGTAAGCGAAGGCTCGGGACATGTGAGTGATTTTGAAATAATCACGGTGGATGTGGTCGCCCAACCATCCGCTCCTCATGCATATCCTCATGCAATCTACGAAGGCATGATGAATATGCGCAACGGTCATAGGGTGTTGGAAATCGCTGGCGAGGCTGGCGGAAATCAACGAGTACAAAAGTATTTGAAAGAGCAGGTAACTCGCTTGATCAAAGACTTGAAACTATAGGAGATAGGTAATGTTTGATGCTATCAAACCGTTGCTAGACAGCGGTATCATCAACGAAGACACACGTACAGCCATTAGTGAAGCTTGGGAAGCCAAGTTGCATGAAGCTCGCGAGTCTATTCGTGCAGAACTCCGTGAGGAGTTTGCCGGTCGTTACGAACACGACAAAGGCATGATGGTTGAAGCTCTAGACAAGATGGTAACCGAGTCTCTTTCTGCAGAAATTAAAGAGTTTGCAGAAGACAAGCAAAAGCTAGCTGAAGATCGTGTGAAATTCAAACGTCACATGAGCGAAAGCGCAAGCAAGTTCGACAATTTCTTAGTTACTAAACTAGCTGAAGAAATCAAAGAACTACGTGCTGATCGCAAGACATACGAAAACAATATTTCTCAACTTGAGAAGTTTGTTATGAAGAGTCTTGCTGAAGAGATCAGTGAATTCGAAACAGACAAAAAATCTGTAATCGAAGCAAAGGTACGCTTAGTAGCTGAGGCACGACAACAGCATGATCAATTGCGCAAGCAGTTTATTGAGCGTAGTGCCAAACTTGTAAAAGAGTCTGTAGGTACCAAACTTGAGTCTGAGTTAACTCAACTTAAAGAAGACATTCAAATTGCTCGTGAGAACAATTTTGGTCGTCGTCTGTTCGAAGCATTTGCTAGTGAGTTTGCTGTAACACATCTCAATGAGAATCGTGAAATTGCTAAACTACAAGACATGGTTCAACACAAGAACAAGCAACTAAAAGAAGCTGTTCATATTGCTGAAACAACAAAAGCACTTGTTGAAACAAAAAACAAAGAGATTAAGATAGTTAAAGAAAGTGTAGCCCGCAAGGAAACTATGGATGCACTATTGAAGACTCTTAACAAGGAGAAGGCTACAATTATGAGTCAACTTCTTGAAAATGTGCAAACTGACAAATTACAGAATGCATATGAAAAGTATCTCCCTGCCGTACTGAACAATGGCGCAATGAAAACAGGTAAAACTGTGATCAGCGAAAGCCGTAGCACAGTAACAGGAGATAAAACTGCTAAAACACAAACTGCGGAACCCAGTGACAATGTCATTGAGATCAAGCGTTTAGCAGGGCTAAAGTAACCCTAAATAGGAGAAAAAAGAAATGACAACCGCACTACTAGAAAGCCGTTGGGGCGAAACCAAAGACGCTCTGTTAGAAGGCTTAAACGGTTCACGTAGAACCACAATGAGTGTAATCCTCGAGAACACTCGCAAGCACTTGGCTGAAAATGCAACAGGTGGCGCTACTAGCTCAAGCAACGTAGCAACATTGAATCGCGTTATTCTTCCAGTGATTCGTCGTGTAATGCCGACAGTTATTGCTAACGAAATCGTTGGTGTTCAACCAATGACCGGACCTGTTGCACAGATCCACACATTACGTGTTCGTTATGCAGACAACGTGTCTGGCACAAGCGGCGCAACTGGCGCATCTGCTGGTGATGAAGCATTGAGCCCATTCCGTATTGCTACTGCATACTCGGGTGGTACCAATGGTTATCCATCAAGCACTTCAACCCTTGAAGGTGTTCCAGGTAATCGTATCAACGTTCAAATCTTGAAACAAGTTGTGGAAGCTAAAACCCGCAAATTGTCAGCACGTTGGACATTTGAAGCTGCTCAAGACGCACAAGCCATGCATGGTTTGGATGTCGAAGCAGAAATCATGGCCGCTCTTGCACAAGAGATTACCGTTGAAATCGACCAAGAAATTCTTGGATCACTACGTAGCCTAGCCGCTACAGACTTCACATACGACCAAAACGCAGTATCTGGTACAGCTACATTCGTTGGTGACGAGCATGCCGCATTGGCAGTTCTAATCAACCGTGCCGCTAACCAAATCGCACAGCGTACACGTCGTGGTGCGGCTAACTGGGCAGTTGTAAGCCCAGCCGCATTGACTGTTCTTCAGTCAGCAACTACATCAGCATTTGCTCGTACCACAGAAGGTACATTCGAAGCTCCTACAAACACCAAGTTTGTTGGTACTTTGAACAGCGCAATGCGTGTGTATGTTGACAGCTATGCAAGCGATAGCACACCAGTTCTAGTTGGTTACAAAGGTTCTAGCGAGGCAGATGCTGCCGCGTTCTATTGCCCTTACGTGCCATTGATGAGCTCTGGTGTTGTTCTTGATCCAAACACATTCGAACCAGTCGTAGGATTTATGACTCGTTACGGATATGTTGAATTGACAAACACTGCGTCTTCTCTAGGAAACGCCGGTGACTACTTGTCAGAGATCGCTGTAAGCAACCTAACATTCCAATAATATTGGAACGTCAACCCAGGGATGGGAAGGCAGGAAAAGCACCGCAAGGTGCTTTTTTTGTGACTCAAGATCTACCCAATGTTTTTCTATTGCCAAATGCTATGTTGGTCCAGTCTGGTATAGCGGTTTTTTCTAATACCAGTTCAATTTCGTAGCAACCGTGTGAGTGTAACAGTTGACCAGTGTAGTCTAGTCCGTCGGATCCTTGTGTGGATACACGAGTCCATCCGTCGTTCCAATCTGCATCGTTGTCTATACAATGGCGCACCCTGTAGCCTAGGTGTGGCAACGCTTCAAAAACTTCTAATAACAAATGACCTGGTGTATAAAATCGTTTGTGATCTGGGTTGTACTCACTGGGCAGATCCGGCTTCTTTTCATATAACCAAACATGTGGCACAATGATAATAAGGTACCCGCCTATTTTAAGCACACGATACCACTCTTGTAACACAGTACGCCAGTCGTCCACGTGCTCAAATATATGACTAGCATAAACAGTATCTTGACTAGTATCTGCAAAAGGTAAAAGAACACCGTTGTACCCGGGGTAATTTTTATCAATGCCAATCGCATGAGGAAACACAGTTTCACAACCTAGCCCTCCGTCGTGCCCAATCTCTAGCATGTTGGGTCCGCTACAGTATTTTTCCCAGAAGCCGTTGTTAAATTTTTCTTTATATGTTTTAGCAGTCTCTGGTCCGACTTTGCGTCCGGTTTTGGCCCAGGCCGCTTTCAAGCCATACGGATCCCATACCTCCTCGGTATCTGTTGACATGGTTGAAGTTAGTGTAGTCATGTTAATAATTATACAGTAAAGAAATAGCCCGGGCAATTTCTTACCCGGGCTACCACGCACTCTCTAGGTGAACGCTGTCTGACTAGCGTTATACGTAGTATACAGCAGGCAGTGAGCAATAGCAAACTTTATGATAAATAAGTTTGTTCATCTCAGAAGTGAGAACTTATGCGGTCCCCACCGCGTAGGCCCAGAACGCCAACACATTAAGGAGAAACAAATGGGACGTCCTATTAAGGCAAAATTTTTCAACCCGGTAGACAACACAGCAGACGGTCGCGTGTTAATTGGTGGTGAGGGTGTAACCTCTACTAACAGTAACGTTGCAGTTACATTCAGCAATCGTGGCCTTGGCTACTTTTCTGCCAATGCAGTGGTAACATTCAGTGCACCACAACTGCCAACAGGTGTAGCAGCCACTGGTACTGTTATTTTATTTGCAAACGGCGCTGTGAATGGCGTTGGATTGACCAGTGCAGGTACTGGCTACACAACCAAACCAACACTGACATTCACTGGTGCAAACACAACTCCAGCAGTTGGCACAATCACTGGTGGTGGCTTGACAGCCGCAGTAACCAACGTAATGGCAGTGACTGCATTTATTCCTGTGGCCAACGGCGGCTCCAGTGGAGTGGCTGCTGACATTGTGGCACAAAAAGGTACTCGTCGTTACAGAGTTGTTACTGCACAAGGCACTGGTGTTTGCGCACTGGCAAACACTGCGGCAACAGCTGGCAAAATGACTATCATTGCAACAGACAGCCAAGCTAGCACATACTATGTGACCAAGCTAAATGGCACACTGGTCACTCTTGAGCAACAGAATGATGGCGGCACCGGCTTTGATTATACCACTGGCGCACAAGCAAAATGGACTGATCCAGCAACCAACAGTTTTGCACTGGCAGCATCTGCACCAACTGCAACTGATATTGGTACAGTTACACTAGCAACTAACTAATCCACTTGGATAGTTACAACAAAAGAGGGCTTCGGCCCTCTTTTTATTTTGGCGCCTGCTCCGGATAAATAAAGCATACAAGTATTGAGAAGCCATGAGCATACAAAAGAACATAGCCAGCGCATATACCATTTACAGTGTTAATCGCACCGATCCTATTATTCTGGATTCTAGCATTATCATCCTAAACGGTAACGTGCAGATTAAAGGCAACACAACCACAGTGTCCACACAGAACTCAGTGGTTGCAGACAACATCATCCAGATCAACAGTGGTGAGACTGGGGCTGGTGTGGGTGGTGGCACAGGATTTGCCGGTATTGAAGTAGCTCGCGGATCACTACCCAATGTACAACTTCGTTTCAACGAAACCATTGATAATTGGCAAGTGACCTATGATGGATCCACATACGTAACGTTGGTAGCAACCACAACAGGTTTTACTAAACTAAGTGAAGACACTGCTCCGTCTTTGAGCGCAAACCTAGTGACTGGGTCAAACTGGCTAACCAGTAACACTACAATACAAGTTGACCCAGCATTGCATTTTGTTGTTTATGGTAACGTAAAGCTTCAAAATCAAACAAATTTTCCTGCTTCAGAAGCAGGAAACACCTATATATCTGCCGGTACTGTAGCGACCGGTGGCTCTGGCCTGTATGTGATCAATCCCACAGTGGGGCAGGATGAACTAGTAACCAAAGGAAAAGCCATTGTCTTTTCCTTGATCTTTTAAGGAAAAAGCATGGCAATTATAAATTCAATTATTACTACGCTGGGAGGCACTGCGGCAGCTAACGTGTACGCCAGTGCCGGTAACACCGCAGTAACAACCATATATCTATGCAATGCAACAAATGTGCCAGTGACCATCAATCTATTTTGCGTGGCAGGTGGTGCAAACGTAGCAAACCCTTCTCGTAACATGCTTTATAGTAATTTACAAGTTGCTGGCAATGATACTTACGTCATTGATTCGGAACGTTTATTGCTTGGGCAAGGCGACCACTTGCGTGCCAATGCCAGCATTGCAAGTTCAGTACTAGCAACCATTAGTTTTACGAGCATCTAACATGGGAAGATTTGTAAAGAACTTTACACTACAACCAACTGGTAGTTACAGTGTTATAATTCCCAACGGCACTAGTTCACTGGGTCCTGAAGGTCCTGTTAATGGACAGTTCCGTTACAATGCTACCACCGCCAACATGCAGGCCTATTTTGGCGGTGGGTGGAAACAACTGGCAGTGGCAGGTAACAGTACCATTCTTAAAGATGCATTCACTGGTGATGGTGCCACCACTGGATTCACAATGACATATAGTTATAACTCAGGGCAGGAGTCACAAGCCCTGGTGTTTATTGGCGGAGTTTTTCAAAACCCAGGAGTAAACTACACTTTTGGCGGCACAACAACTGCAACATTCACAAGCCCACCACCGTTTGGACAAGCTGTGGTTATTCTGCATAACTTCGCTAGTACACAAGCGGCCTAACCGCTCTATAAATACAAACAGCATAGGAGTGGCGGATGGCAATTGGTCGTGTGGCAGGGCCAATGTTATTGTCGGAACTAGACCGACAAGGCATTGACTTAAATTTTACCACAAACAGTAATACACTGGCCTATCTTGATT